AGCTCCCGACGGTTTAGGACAGTGTCCGCCCCAGGGGGCGTCCACGGTCCAAGGTGGTGGGTAATAATGAACCACCACCTTGGACACACTTTAGGGCACCGAAATAAATACGAAAAAAAAACCCCGACGGAGTTTCAACCCTAAAGAGTAACCTAATCCCTAAACGCGAACCTAATTAATGTTTAGAGCCGCGAACCCCAAAACCCTAGTCATAGGTTTTGGGGTAAAACCCCAAAACCTATGCCTATGGTTTAGGGGTTTGCTTAAAAATGGGGGATAGGGTTCAACCGAACCCATATCTTTTATTAGCTGTTGTTCTGAAGTTATATAAGGGGGTAGTCAACGACCTAAATTCAGATTAAAATTAGCACACAAAGCTGCTAATATCTCAATCCCTACGGGGCCTCTAACTAACTCAAATTTATGAGCCGAGCTAAACACTGGTGCTTTACTCTCAACAACTACTCCTGTGAACAACCCGATATCCTCGCAAACCTATTTGCAAGAGATGAAGCCGACATCGCGTATATCTGCTGGGGACGAGAAGTGGGTGCAGAAGGCACGCCACACTTGCAGGGCTTTGTTTCCTTCCGAAGCAAGAGAGCGCTTAAGTACGTCCGAGTATTCATCCCCAGAGCGCATCTGGAAATCGCACGAGGAACCCCAAGTGAAGCGATTGCGTATTGCGAAAAAGATGGAGTTTTTACGGAGTTTGGAGCAAGACCAGCAGGACGAGGCCAACGAAGTGATCTGGATGCCGTCAAGTCGGCGATCGATGGGGGAGCAACTATGGAAGAGTTGGCCGAAACATACTTTGGGTCCTTCTTGCGATATCATCGAGGATTCGCACTCTACTTTGGCCTCCGCCAACAGCCCCGATGTTTCACCCCGGACGTGTTCGTTTTTTATGGAGCCACTGGAACAGGAAAAACGCGAAAAGCCTACGAGCAAGACACTGCTTTCGATGCTCAAATCGCCATCTACAGTCATCCGGGAGGAATGTGGTTTGACGGATTCAACGGTCAGCATCGAGCCATCTTCGATGACTACGGAGGCAGCGAGTTTGCAATCACGTACCTCCTCAAGCTCCTTGACCGATATCCAATGAAGGTCCCCGTTAAAGGCTCGTTCGTGGAGTGGAATTGTCAGCAAATCTACATTACGTCTAATCGTCATCCTGATTTGTGGTACCCTAACGCTCTACCCGAACACGTGAAGGCTATGAAAAGACGTTTTACAGAAGTACGAGAGTTTATTTTTCCCTTATGTTCTAAGGTTGCAAAACCTCAGGAAATCGATACCATCACAAAAATCGAATAAGGGTTTTTTGAAACACAATAAACTACGCAACAACATCGTTAATTGGAGCAATAAATTGTTGAACCTTCGTCACAACAGACGAAACACTCAAATTATGCTCATAACCGATGTTAACCAACTGATTGTCAGAAGAATCACGAGAATCTAGCATTCGTTCCAATGCAAACATCTTCGACTGACCAAATGTATACGGATACCGATACGACGTAGTATCAGGAATAAAAGTATTAAACAACTGCATCGTTGGCAAATACTTCACAAAAATGTCGTTCAATGGCATAGACTTCTTATAAACAGCAACAGTGCTTGTCATAGCTCCTGGCGCCAGCGTAATCTTTTTCCCAATCGTCTTCTGAAAAAAAGATGGCTTAGGAGGCTTAATATAATTGTACAACTCCTGCTGAACAGTCACAGTAGTATTTCCTCCTATAGAAGAGGAACGGATAACACCGTACTTCGGCTCACTACGCAAAGCATACTCAGCACGCCCATAATCATCGCTTTTGGGTCCAAAACCGGCACCTGAACACTGATACAAATAACCAGTAACTGGATTATTCGCAATATTCAACATGCTCTCATTAGCCTGCTCTGTAGCAGTGGCAGTAACATCAGCTGCCTTCGTACGGTTCTGAATCTCCAACTTGTTCGTACAAGTAATATGAAGCTTCAAATGACGAGGACGCAACTGAGCAATAATAGTACGTTTCTTAACATCAAGAGTACCATGACTATCCCAATTAGTCGCAATTAACTGCACCTCTTGCAAAGTAATTGGGATTCCAGCTTCAACGACCTTCCACAATTCAACATTAAACAAATCTGCAACTTCGCCATGGGTCTGCGCAGTCGTAATGTTGTCAAACGGAACATCAAACGTAGAAAACGGCAAAGTGGCACCAGTAGCAGGTGTAGACGTTACAGCAAGACGTTCAACGTGAATGAAATGCTCATTCACTTCACCGTGAAAGCGATGACGTTCAGTCCAAGAACCGAAATCGATACCAGCTTCCTTCATCAACGCGCGATACAACGCACGTGAAACTGACTCAACAACCTGGACTACAGGAGAAGAATATACACCAATATACGCAACATCTGTTTGAGCTACGATTCCTCCATTCTCGGAGACCTTCGTAGATCCAGTTGCGGAATACTTGACCTGCCGTGTACGGCGTTTAACGCGGCGAGACGTCTTCGCCTTCTTACGACGACCGTTATAACGACGCCGGACAGTACGACGGCCGCGAGGCGGAGCGCCACCGCTGCGGTATCCCACAGCATTACCGGTACGACGAACTCGGGGTCCGCCACGACGTGCACGAAACGGCATAGTACGATCAGAACGGTATGAAGAAGGACGAGCCTGCTTAGGAGTACGACTCGGCGCAGATTCAACAGATGGTTCTTCAGCGCGAGGACGTTTACCAGCACGGATACGATCGTTCCAATCACGAACACCTCCTGTGTAACCTGAACGAATACGCGAGGGAATTGATGAAACTGCTTCAACAATATCACCCCACTGTAAACGACGACCGTTATAAGGACCAACTTGCATTTTCACAACAATGAACCGTCGAGCTCCCGACGGTTTAGGACAGTGTCCGCCCCAGGGGGCGTCCACGGTCCAAGGTGGTGGGTAATAATGAACCACCACCTTGGACACACTTTAGGGCACCGAAATAAATACGAAAAAAAAA